ATCATTTGCCTCGTTGTTAGAAAAAAAAGAAATAATCGAAGAAATAAATAAAGAAGAAGAATTAGTAATTCCACCAGGTTGGAGTTATTACAAATATACTAAGTTTAAAAATGGAATGTGTGGTGATAAGTGTTCAAAACTAACAATTAAAATACAAAAACCTTTTATAAAGAAAAAATACGAAATAGAAAAACCAAAACTTGAAGTAGAATTAAATGAGGCAGAAAAAATAATTGAAGCCTTATCACTTTTACATGAAAAACGCACAAATGAATATAAAGAATTGTGGGGAGAAGATGAATGGGAACAAATGTTTATTTGTCCAAATTATGATTACGAATATTTTGATAAATTAGACGAAGCTTATGAAAATGAGCAGTATAAATTGAATGAGCAATACTATAATCAGGATGATGATGATGACGACTATTAATTAGTTAAATTTGGTAATGTATTATATGTTTAATTTATAATATATTATGGATGAAAATAATGAAGTATTAGACGAAGAATGGATTAATGAATTTGAAAAAACAGACAAATTATTTCAGGATTTTTATTTAGATGATATATATTATACAGAAATTCATTTTGTTTATATAAATACTACTAATAATATAGAAAAAATAAAAGAAGAACATTTTTTATTATCAACCCCAAATTATATTTCTAGAGAAGAAATTATTGGATTACTTAAAAGGAATACAATAGTAAACAATAAAAAATATTCAATATTATCTATTTTAAAATGTAATATAACACTTAAACCAGAAGAAATTAAAAATTTTTTAAAATCATCTAATTTAACTGATTATTTGGATAATTTTTTAGTGCCAATAAAAAATATTGATGCTATTGTGTTTGAAAAAACAATTAGTATGTTTCAAGATTTAAATGATTTATTATTTATATTTTATGAAAAATCGCACGATGAAAATAAAAAGACGTCAAATAGTGTGACGAAGAAGGTGTATTTTAATCAAAAACCTAATCATAAAAACACTATTAGAAAACAATATAAAGACACATAGGCATATTAGTATATAGTAAAAATGTCAGCACTAATTAACGCTCTTGATAATCATACCTCTAAACAAATCGGAGAGAATGGGCACGCAGAATATGGATGGTCTAATAGTATTAGAGAAAGAATTTTACAATTTAGTTTTCAACTAACCAGAACAGATGAAAAAGGAGTAAAAAATTTATCACGAACTTTAAGTGATATGTTGAATACGCTAAAGGCTCAACAGAGTTCATTTAAAAAAAATAGCTCAGAGTTAGTAGTAGCAACTGAATATTTAATTATTTTGTATAAAATGATTGGGCAAACACGTGATATTATTGATGGAAAAGGCGAGTGTTCATTGACTTATATGATGATTCATACGTGGTTTCAATTTTATCCCGAGTTAGCATTTTATGCTGTAAAGTGTTTAGTTGATTTTGGCGATGATGGAAAGACTCATCAATACGGGTCTTGGAAGGATATTAAGTATTTTTGTAGTTACTGTCATAATAATAACTGTTCTTTAGACCATCCATTAATTCAATATGCTATTAATATTGTAAATGCTCAAATTAAAACGGATTATGCTAACCTAGTATCAAATTCAGATGAAATTTCATTGGCTGGAAAGTGGGTTCCTAGAGAGAAGTCTGGAAGATTTGGCTGGTTGTATGAGGCATTAGCTTGTAATTGTTTTCCGATGTATATTGAAACCGCTTTTAAAGATAGTTCTAAGGCAGCAGCTATTCTAAAAACTAAGATGGAGTATCGTAAGCTTTTATCTTGCCTTAATAAAAAAATTGACACTCTACAAATTAAACAATGTGATAAAAATTGGGCTGAAATTGATTTTAAAAAGGTTACATCTGTTTCACTCTCAAAACAAAGAAAGGCTTTCCTAAATGTTACAAAGAAAGGCGAACCAAGATTTCCTGATAATAATGACCGAGTAGAGTGCGCTGAACACTTTAATGCTCATATTCAGAAGGCTATAAAAGGTGAAATTGAGATTAAAGGAAAACGTATTGGATTAGAAAATTTTACTAAGCAAGCAATTGAATTACTTCAAAATAATTCTTCTTCTTCTGTGGCAGAAAAGGCACTATTAAATTCACAATGGCGTGATAATTCAAGTCAAACTGGTGCACTAAGTGACATGATTGCGATGGTAGATACTTCTGGTTCAATGAGTGGTGACCCATTAAATGCTGCTATTGCCCTTGGAATTAGAGTAGCTGAAAAGTCAAAGCTAGGAAAGCGTGTAATGACATTTAGTTCAAGTCCAAAGTGGGTAAGTTTAGAAGGAGACAATGATTTTACTTCAATGGTGCGAACTTTACAACACGCAGACTGGGGAATGACCACTAATTTTGATGCCGCTCTAAATATGATTTTGGATGCGATTGTGGAAGCAAAGATGGAACCAGAAGATGTTGAAGGACTTACTTTAGCAATTTTTTCAGATATGCAGATGAATGCTGCTGATTCAGGTAATTGTGATACAAATGTTTTATACGATAGAATTAAGAGAAAGTATGCGGATGCTGGATTAAGAGTAAAGGGTAAGCCGTATAAGCCTCCACATATTTTGTTCTGGAATTTGAGGTCAACCAGTGGATTTCCAGCACTATCAACACAACAAAATGCTTCAATGATGTCTGGATTTAGTGCGGCAATGCTAAACTTATTCTGTGAGCAAGGGGTTGAGTCTCTTCAGGCTTGTAGTCCTTGGAGTCTTTTCTTGAAAGGTTTAGAAAATGAAAGATACTCAATTATGGAAGTTAAGGCTAGAGATTTTTTTCTATAAACAATAAATAAATAAATATTATTAATAAATAAAAAATAAATTATTAATAATATAATGATTCAAAATAATTATCATAAAAAAGATGATGTAAAAGAGAAATTATATAATGAATATAAAAAAAAACTACAAATTTCATATCCATTAAAAGAAAATTATAATCCTGTTATTCCTTTAAATATTTATCAAACATGGCATACAAAAAAATTACCTGAAAAAATGTTTAAAACTGTTAATTTAATCAAAAACTTAAATCCAAGATTTAATTATCAGTTATTTGATGACAATGATTGTAGGGAATTTATAAAAAATAATTTTGAACTAAATGTATTACATGCTTTTGATAGTTTAATTCCTGGAGCTTATAAAGCAGATTTATGGAGATATTGCGTTTTATATAAAAATGGTGGTATATATTTAGATATAAAATACAAACCACAGAATAATTTTAGATTTATAACAATGACTGAAAAAGAGCACTGGGTTTTAGATGTTGATAAAAGTGGTGTATATAATGCTTTAATGATTTGTAAACCAAGAAATGAAATACTTTTAAAAGCAATAAATAAGGTAGTAGAAAATGTAAAAAAAAAATATTATGGTAATAGCGCTTTAGAACCTACAGGACCACAATTATTAGCATCTTTTTTTAATAGTGAAGAAAAAAAAATATTTGATATGAAACACAAAGTATTATTTTCAAATATAAATAAATTTATTTTTTTTAATAATTATATTATTTTTGTGCCATATAATAATTATATAAATGATAATATTACTAAATCACACCCGCATTATTCAGAATTATGGAATAAAAAAAAAATTATCGTTAAACACCAAATACTAAATAATTTTATTATTTGTTACTCCACCCTGTTCATTTTCATAACCTAATAAAGGTTCCATACAAACATAATCATCATTATTTAATATTTTTGTTAATACAACATCATTAATGGTTTTATATTTTAAATAACAATTTATGTAATCATTTAATAGGCTATCAATATTATTTTTATTTACTAATACTGCTATTGGTCCGCCTAACCATATTTTTTTTTTATAAAAAAAACTACTACCACAATTAATAAAAAATCTTTTGGAATTGTGATATAATAAATCATTTATATTTCCTTCCGGGTCCAATTTGCCAGGTGTAACACATCTTCTAAATTTTCTTCCCCATAAGTAACCAGGACATAAATGTAAACATCTCCAATTAGTTGGTAATAATTCAACTGTTTTATTTAACTCTTCTAAAAAATTTTGATGCGGTTGAAAATCATCATCGCATAATATACCATATTGTAAGTTAGTTTGTTTAAAAGCGATTATTCTTCTTTTAAAAATATCAAAAAAAGTTTTATTTTTTTCCAATTTTCCATAAATAAAATAAATAGGAATTTTATATTTATCCATTTCATTTTTAATATTTTCTTTTCTTTTTTCTGAAATATTATTATTTAATATTGTTGTTGTTACTAAAACTGTATTATTTTTATTAATCATAAATAATAAAAATATTAAAAATTTATATATTTATATATTTACCTATACTTTGACCTTTTCCAAAACCATAATCAAAATGATTAATTTCAACTAATAAATTATTTTTAACTAAATCATTCCAAGCTTTAGTTGGTCCAATTGTATACCCTGCTTGGAGTTCATCCTTTGAAACAATATCATCCATAATAATAATTGTTTCATTATTAGACATCATTCTACAGTTCATTAAATCAGCATGAGCAATTTCGTAATCATGACCACCATCTATAAAAATAATATCGAATTCAATTTTATTATTTTTAGCAAATTTTGGAACTGTTTCTAATGAATTTCCAAATACAAGTGTATGTCTATTAGGATATTTCATATTTATAAATTTTTTTCCATATTTTAAATAATCATGAAAATGCTCACCTATATCAAAACTATATAAATAAGCATTTGAATTAGATAAAAATAACTCGGCGCTATGTCCAGCGTTAAAACCTATTTCCATTATGTATTTTGAGTTATTTTGTTTTAATATTTTTTTAATATCATAAATTTGATTTTTACTTTCATTAATATTACCTTCTGATATATTTATTTTATTTTTTTTATAAAATTCTGCTAAATTAGACATATTATAAATAATAAAGATATTAAAAATATTTAATAATTAACTAAATATAACATCTGGGGCTATCATTATTTTTGCGTTGTTTTTATTTATTGCTTGTACATGAAAGGACCTATGTTCACAGTCTTCATATCTTCCCTTTACATGTCCATAGTCCTTATAAATAAGGGCTGAACTTGCGATTTTCATATGCGCTAACATATATTTTGGAGGAATTAAATTAAAATTTACTCTTCCATCGTATACACAATTCAAAAACTTTTCAGTTCTATAAATTGAAAATCCATTAAATGATGAAATACATGGTAAAAGTTCATCCTTTTTTAAGTTTTTTAGTTTTTTATCTACATAATCTTGAATTATATGATAAAAATGTTGATTATTATTGAAGTGGTTATAACTAAAACAAAAAGGAAAAATAGATAGACCCCATATATCATAGTATTTTGGACTTGTATTAAAGGATAAAGCATCCCAATCTTCTCTCTTAAGATACTTCTGAAGAGAGAAGATATCACAGTTTTTACAGTTTGGGTTATCAAAATCCATCATTATAAAGTAAGGATAATTTGAGTAATTATTTTTGATTTGTTTAATACAATAGTTCCTAGCATAAGCAATTCTATGAGTTCTAAAGTGTGAAACAGGAGTTGTATTAACATAAAATTGAAGTCTAGGATTTTTTATTTGATAAGTTTTTAATTTTTCTAGTGTATTATCAGTTGAATGGTCATAGTAAAGTATGATAACATAATCATCAAATAATGTTCCAATTTTTTCAATATTGGAAAAAACTTTATCTAAAAAAGGACCACAATTTTTAACAGGACCACAAAAAACACAGTTCATTAATATTATAAAATATATAATTTTGATAAATAAAATATATAATATTAATATGAATAAAATAAATAAGAAAATTAGTAATGATTTGGTATATATAAAAAAATCTGATATCGATGGCTTAGGTGTTTTTGCCAAGGAAGATATAAAAAAAGGAACAAAAATAGCAGATTATTATGGTAAAGAAATGAAATGGAAAACATTTAAAAATAAATATGGAGAATATAAATCCAATTCATTACACACATATCCAATGCGTCGTATTTGGAAAATTATTGTAGCAAAAGAAGAACCTTATAAAAGTGAAAACTTAACAAATTATATAAATGAAATTAAAGGCAAATCAAATTGTGAATTAAAATTAAGGGCTTTATACACGAAAAAAAATATAAAAAAAGGTGCTGAATTATTGCTTGATTATACTACAGGATATAACCGTTTTTGGTTAAAAAATAAAACAAATAAGACAAATAAAACAAATAAGACAAATAAAACAAATAAGACAAATAAGACAAATAAGACAAATAAAACAAATAAAACAAGAAAAATAAAAAATTGATATATTTTAGATGATAATTATGTAATACATCATCTAAAATGTTTACAGTAGTAACTGGTAGATTTAATTCAGAAACCTTAATCTCAAACTATGAATATAGAAGGAGACATGAATTTAATTGTATATACTGTTGTCCGTCCAAATTATCACCAAAAATTCCACACAATACACTAGTATTTGTAATTGAAATGAATAATTCTACAAATATGATTGAAGGAATTGGTTTAATTAAAAATAAACCAGAAACTGAAAAATATTATAAAGTTCATTTGGATGGAAATACAAATAGATATATTTATATTGGCAATTATTTTATAAATAGAAAAACAATGGAAGATTATAATCCTCAATTAATTCAAATTTTAGAACTAATATTATTTAAGGGTAAATCACATTCAAAAAGAGGAGCAGGATTAACCATTATTCCTGAAAAAGTTTTAAAATTGGATGTTTGTAAAGATATAAATATTAAAAAAGACATAAAAGAGATATTTATAAACACATTTAATTCAGAAAACATAGAAAATAATGAAATTGAAATAAAACTTTAAAAAGAGCACTGAAAAAACAGCACTAGCATTAAATAATTAAAATCAATATTAGTTAAAAACAATCTTAATATAAATTATATGTCATCAAATATAGATACTAATGTTGGTAATTATTCTCTAGCAGAATTAATGGCTATAGTAGAACTTCAAGATTTAAAACCAAATGAAATAGTTAAACAAACTAATAAATATATTAATAAATTTAAAACTTCAAACCCTAAATTATCTGTTTTTTTTATGGAAATTCAAAGTCAATTATTACAATATTCTACAAACTTAATAGACCCAAAAAATCCAGAACCTTCTTTTGTTGAAGGTTTCTCGTCTATGAATAATGATGAAACGGACCAAGATAATGCGGAAGATGCTATATATCCTGCGGGTGAAAAACAACAAAATAATTGGTATGAAAACCAGGCTCTTAAACAATCTGATGAAACACAAGATAATAAAACAACACAAAGAAAGCAAAAAATAGATGTTTTTGGTAATGAACACGTTCCAATGAATCGTGAGCAACTAGGAGTAAATAATAATTTTAATGTTCAAGTTTCACAAGATTCATTAAATCCTAATTTAAAAAATACTATCAGCAGATTTGTAAATTTAGATAGTCAGTTTAGACCATTTAATAGTGGTTCTGAAAGCACTTCAACCGATTATACATTAGATTTATCAGACCCTCTAACAAATGTTTTAAGTATAAGAATGTATTCATATCAAATACCTTATTGTTGGTATGTAATTGATACAACACATGGTAACACGTGTTTTTGGATAACAGCAACTGTAGATGGAGTTGTATACAATGTTCCAGTTAGTGTTCCTCCAGGAAATTATACACCAACCCAATTTACAGATACATTAAATAATATTTTAAATGGACTTTTTTTTAATACAATTTCTCCAGCTCCAACAACAACGGTAGTTTATAACGTGAATAGTGGCAAATTAACATTGAATTTAAATGGAGGGCATTATGATGGTCAAATTGAACCTTATATACCAGCATTTGATATTAATATTGAAACTATTATCACATTTTTTGATTATACAGCACAACTTCAATGTAAGACAAATTGTGTTAATCAATCATATTATTTAAATCAAACCTTAGGATGGATTATGGGTTTTAGAGAAGCAATTGTTTATGTAGACCCTAGTGGTAATATTGGCACAGGAATTGTTGATTTAAATGGAACAAAATATTTAATATTAGTTATTGATGATTATAATCAAAATCACGTAAATAATGGTCTTGTTTCAATAACAGAATATTCAAATGTTTTAAAAATGCCATCATACTATTCACCAGATTTACCATTTACTTGTCTAGCGGCCACACCTAATGATGGAATTAACAGTGAATATACTAAAACTCAAATTATGCTGCCAAGTGCTCCAAGAACACTTACAAATTCACAGCTTTACACAATTAATGAAATTAATAGAAATAGAAATAATAACACAAATCACAGGGCAAAAGCACCTACAAGCACTGATATTTTAGCGATGATTCCTATTAAACCAACTGGATTAAGCACAGGAGGATTAATAATTGAATTTAGCGGTTCTTTACAAGATAATATAAGAACATACTTTGGTCCAGTAAATATTGATAGAATGCGTGTAAGATTATTAAATGATAAAGGCATTGTTTTAAATATGAATGGTGCGGATTGGTGTGTAACTTTAATTTGTGATTGTTTATATCAGTATTAATATTTTCTATCTTTACTTATATAATGAAAGACGTCATCATAGAATTATTAAATCCAATTATTCGCAATTTTGGAAAAATGGGCCCATCATTATTATTTGTCAATTCATTATACTTATTATGGCATAAAGATAATTTATTTTATTATTATTTATACGGTATTTTTTTAAATTCAATTTTGAATTTAGTATTAAAAGGAATAATTAAAGAACCTAGACCATCAGAGGACCCAAAATTATTTAATATAGCATTAAAACACAGTATTAGATTTAAATTTGTTAATGGATATCCACATGATATTTTTGGTATGCCCTCTGGACATGCTCAATCAACATTCTTTTCAACTATTTTTATTTATTTAGCTTTAAAAGATATTAAAATAACAATTGGTTATTTATTTATTGCGTTGTTTACTATGTATCAACGTGTGTTATTTAAAGAACACACTTATATACAAGTATTTGCTGGGGCTATAGTAGGAATATTATTTGGTGGGTTTATTTATTTTATTACTCAACAAAAAATAACAGGTAAATTAAGACCAAAAAAAGATGACAATGGTCCTACTTAGTATTTACACCTTTTTACATTTCAAACGCCTACTTTATTTTACTTCAAATGATTTCCAATAATTATGTATGTATTCTAATTCTTTTTTTTTATTGTCTTCCAATTTTGTATAATTTAATTCATTTATACGCCAAAAATAACTATCTTTTTTAATTTTTTGAAGTCTTGATTGATACATATTCTGTAAAATATTGTATCTACTAATTTTTACATTATGTTCTCTAACAAACAAATTAATGAGTGATATAATTCTTATATTTGAATAATACAAAGCACTCCCATAGATAAACTCAATTATATATGGGTTTGATAAAATGTAATCAGATTGAAATATTAACATTCTTTCTGTTGAATTATAGTCTAATTTAGTTTCATAAAAAGAATACATTTTATAATATATTATTTAATATAAGATATTTTTAAGTAATAATTAAAGTAGTTTTATAGGCGTTTGAAATGAAAAAAGGTGTAAAAAATTAATAAAAATAAAATTTTAGTAAACGCAAAAATATAATAAAATAAAAAAAATTGAAATGCTTTTTTTATTTTATACTAATAGCATTATTCCCACAACAAGCTTTCTTTAAGAACTTTATAATTACGAAAATGAGCTCAAACATGTCAATCAGAAGAAATAATATTGCTAGTGGTCTAGCAGTTGAAAAAATTGGAGTTAATAACTTGGATATTTATATTCCAAGAATCAGCGAAAAATACACTGAAGATGAAGTCAAATTTATGTTCGCAAATATGGGTATAGCGTTAGTTGATTATGTAGATTTTGTTGCTACAAAGGATACAGAGACCAAAGAAATCAAGTTTTACAGCGCTTTTCTGAAACTTTCCGAATGGAACCCAAATGGATATTGGTATAATAAAATAATTATAGAAAAACAGAACAAAATTCAAATCTCTGCTTCCGAATTCTGGATTGTTCTTCCTGCCAAGACTCCGCTTTCCAGGTCAAAAGTCAATACTCATCAGTTAGCCGCATACACTGATGAGTTATTTGTGCGGGTCGAAGCAATTGAAAAAAGCGCTGTTGAAAATGTAACGGTTAGTTCGACGCACTTCCAAAATCTTCTTGCTAAGTCCGAAGCACAAGCTAATCAGATTGACCAACTCCTGAAAATTGTAGCAGAACAATCAAATCAACTCAGTCGCATTAACAGTTTATTATTTCAAGAACAACCTGTAACAAGAGAGCGCTCGCTTACCATAGAAGATTTAAAGTCAGAAGACTTGTCTCCGTCTCCAGTTCAATGTGAAGAGAATTTTGATGCGCAAAAAGAAAAACCAATTGTTTACTGCGATGATGAGTGCTTCTTTCTCAAGCCTCTAGTTGTTACTGACACTACTACCAAAAAACAAAAAAAAGCAGATATTATATCGGGCAGCTTTTCATTCGATTTGGAAGATATCTTAGGACCAGTTGGTAAAAGTATGGGTCTAACTGAGGAAGAAGTTAGAAAAGGACTTGAAAAAGAATGGGCTAATACCAACCGAGCTAAAAGCAGTAGAAATATTTGCGGAAATATGTAAATAGCAACACAGCGTATAGTATCAAAAAATAAAAACAAAAACATTTAATATTTAATATTTAATTAATATTTAACTTGTAATTAATTGTGTAATGTATTGTAGGTTTTCCAGTATCCAGTATTCAGAAAAAGGTAAGAATATTTATTATTATATTTATAAATGTTTACTAATAAAATTGGGGGTAACCCCTTTTTTATTTTATACTATAAATATATGTCTTTAAAAATTCCTTCAACAGTTAATGCTAGAAAATATAAATACTCCTATCCAAATACATCTCCGATAATTTATAGTTTATCTATTACAGAATCTGTATTAGGTGATTATTCTATATGTTATATAACAGGTAAAAATTTTAGTAAAAGTAATACAACTGGTAATTCAAGTGTTACTTTTGGAAATATAACAAATATACCAGTTACATTTTTTAGTTCATTAAATATTTCTTTTGTAGTGCCATTTTTTAATTTAACTCCAAATATTTATACTGTTCAAGTAGTAAACAATAATTATTTTCCATCAACAACATATTCAAATAAAGTTGATTATACATTATTAGCATAAACTATATTATTTTGCTTTATTTTTTATATATTTTATTATAAAAATAAATATATGAAGCATTTTTATTTATATATTTTGTTACTTTGTTTTATTATTATATCAGTTTCATCATTTACTCATTATTATAAATATTATGTTTTGAAAGAACAATTTAGTACAAATGATAAAACATATGTATTACTAGGAGATAGTATTATTAAAAATAATTCGTATGTAAAAAATGGCAAAGGTATAGATGATATGTTAAATGAAAAAACAAATAGTAATACACATTGTTATGCTAAGGATGATTCAACAATTGTAGATATTTATAGCCAATTAGATTTAATTCCAAGTGATTTAAATAAAAAATCTACAACCATTTTTCTCTCTGTAGGTGGAAATGATATATTAAATAACTATGCTGATAAAGATGTTTCTATAAAAGATATAAAAGTTTTGGACCCAATCTTTAACGCTTATAAAAAACTGTTTAAAAGTATTCAAACAAAAATGAATGAATCAAAATTAATCTTATTAGATATTTATTATCCAACAAATATAAAATTTGCTCAGTATAAACCTATTCTTGAAGAATGGAACAAATTAATATCAGATTTTGCTTCTACAAATAACTTACAAGTAATAAATATAAGTAGTATTTTAACAGATTCAACTGATTTTACGTTAAACATTGAACCATCTGAAACAGGTGGAGAGAAAATAGTTGATAATATTTTATTATATTAATACAATGTATGGGAGCAGGAATATTACCAACAACAATACATAATAATAAATTATATTTTTTATTTGGAAAAGAAAATCAATATGAGGATTCAGCAGCAGGATTTTCAGATTTTGGTGGGGGAACTGATAATAAGGAAAATTTTTTGGAAACAGCCATACGTGAAGGTGGAGAAGAATTAACCGGATTTTTAGGAAATGATAATGATATTAAAAGTATGTTAAAAAAGTATGGAACATATAATATTGATTATGAAGATAGCAATTCAAAATTTAGCACTTATAGGATGCATATATTTCCAATGAAGTATGATGAATTTTTGCCATTTTATTATAATAATAATCAACGGTTTTTACAAAAACGATTAGATTCAAAAATAATAAAAAAATCCAAATTATTTGAAAAGGCAGAAATTAAATGGGTTTGCGTAGATGATATTATTAAAATGCGTCCAAAATTTAGGTCTTATTTTCAAAATATAATTGATATGATATATGCTGAAAAAAATGATATTAAAAAATTTATCTCAATCAGCTTAAAAAAAGACACTAAAAAAAAGACACTAAAAAAACGTTAGGAAAATTTTAGTAACTATTTTATCAAAATTAAAAGATTATTTAGAAGAATTTATTAATGCTATTCATTTTCATATCAATAAGTTATTTAATTTAAATAATGTAGCAAAATAATAAATTTAAAATAGTTTAGATGATTTTATTTATATAAAATATTTAGAAATTTAAATAATTATTATTTAAAAAAAAATAATAATTATATAGATTATAATGTCTGTTAGTTTAACAAAAGAAAACAGTGCTAGCAAAGAAGCGTATTTTTCGTGGGAAATCACTGATATAAACTTCTTAAAAGGTATGTTATACTTGACTGATATTGCTCAAGAAGGTAATTCAGATTCTGCTGTTTTAAAATATCAACTACATTCTACTGAATCACCTGTTGGTTCACATATATTTGAAGGACTAGTTGCTGGGGAATATTATGCTGAATTGACTATAATTGATAAAAATAATGTTATGTATACTTCTGAACAGTCCAATTTTTTTGTGTATGAGGTTAAAGCAGCTGTAATTGATACAGTTTCACCAATAAATAATGCGTTTAATATTACATTACATGGTTATGATAATAATTCTTTACTAAATGGACAAAATATAGACAAAGTAAATTTTATTTTGTTTGGAAGACAAAAAAAAATAACAGGAGGAGCATTATCATTTGTAGCAGGAACAAGTAATAAATTAAACATTGTTGTCCCCTATAGTTCAAGTAATATTTATAACTTAACAAATTATGGAATTAAAAATGGGTGGTATTATGAAATAGCTTGTTTTTACACAGATAATAATACTGTATCAGGCGAAATATCTAACACAAAAGTTTCTACACCTACAAATGCTCCAAATAAAATAACAAATGTATCCGCAAATTACGATTATTCAAACAAGCAATTAATTATTAACTACACTAATCCTGATGATGTTGATGAATGGATAGCAAAAACTGTTAGAGCCACTATAACATATGGTTCAACACAACAAAAATTTTATTTTAATGAAACTTCTCCTAATTTTTCTTTACTTGGACAACAAATTATATTTAATGAACCAATATTACTACCTGCTGATACTTTGTTCAAACTTACATTATGTATGGAATCAGAAGTTTATGGTTATGGTGAGGAGGAGTCCGCATTTATAGAATGTATGGTTCCCACTAGATTTTGCTCTGAACCAAGCGCAATTAGTGTTCCCGCATATACTGTAGGAGATAAGACTTTTGCTGCGACTTTTGTTAAATCCGACCTCACTCAATATAATGTTACTGTAAAAATGACCTTAACTAGTGATTGTGGTTGCACTATAGTTGTTGGTGATTATCAATCTGGTGCTATTGTAGCTGACCTTGACAACGGCAAAAAATACACTTCAAACTTACAAATATTTTATGCTACTAAAACTGGGCCTTCTATTATATTTGGGCCCTGTACTCAGGATGTAACATATTTTGATTATAAATTTATTCCTTATGGTCAAGCAGATGCTCCATCTAATTTATTAGTAACATATGGTGATGGAAGTTTAACATTAAACTGGGATGAGCCCGCAAGTTTTAATGGTTATATTCTAGACGCTTATGAATTATCTATCGACGGTTATTCTTTTTGGTCAAATGGTTCTAACCGTACATTTTTTACGAATGGATACAATAGTGGAGTTAAATATAATTTTAGAATTAGAGCTGTCAGCAAAAGTGACGATTCTTCATTTTATAATGGTACTGAGCGAACAAAGGGTAAAGTATCTCTTATTGATGCTTATCCTCTTAAAAAACCCGTAAAACCAATTCTAGATACACAAACTCCTGGTGATGCTGTCAGTTCTATTACATTTCATGACGATAATTTATATGGAGGTGTTGTAAAACAATATAATTATACTATTAGTAATGCTGCGGGTGGAATCATATCAAGTGGCGAAACAAGTAAAACATTTACTGGTCTAACTAATAATGTGCCTTCAGATATTAGTCTTACAGTAGTAACTACTTCTGGTGCTGGTACTTCTACTGTTAATACTCAAGAAAGTGGACCATTGAATTTTTCTACTACTCCATTTAAAATGCCTGATGTTCCTGTTTTATCAGCTGTTCCATACGAAGATAATGTAGTTTTATCTTGGGTCAATAATAATCCTACAAAAATACTTACTTACAATGTAGAATATGATGTAGAATATAAACTTTCAAGTGCTAGTAATTGGAATACTTCAAATGTTGATAAATCTTCTCCTTTAACTATATCACAACTAACCCCTAACAGTGTATATGATTTTAGAATTCGTTCTAAAGTATATAATTTTGAAAATAACCAAACAAAATATAGTGATTATAGTGAAGTATTAAGTTCTAGGCCATTTAAATATAAAAATGCGCCTACAATGGAAGTTACAGCTAGTAATGGAAAAATTGAAGTAAAATTAACTCCTCCTGTTGCTCCTAATGACAATTATTATGCTGCGCAAACTTATTACGCAACCGCTGTGCTATCTTCTGATTCATCAAACATAATTACTACTAATTCAACTGATTCAACATTAACATTTAATCTATCTAATTTATCAGATTATGTTATTACTGGCTGGTATGACATGTTAAATACGGAAACTAATACCTCTTATCTTTCTAATACTGTAAGCAATGTAGCTGTTCCATTTGACCCATCTGTTGTTCCAGAACTATATTGCACCCCTGATAATGGTAAGATTAAATTATCCTGGGATGATGGCAATATGTATGGGCTTAATATTAATAAGTATCAAGTAAGTTCAAAATCAGGCGCAACTTGGAGTGATTGGAGTGATATAGTTCCAAATAAATCATCATCTGGTTCTCATCAAAATACAAATAATTATGATATTGAAATCGCACAATCTAACGGTGAATCAAAGAGTTACAAAATTCAAGCTGTTATATTAAATGCTGGTAAAACTTATTATAGTGTATCAAATGAGGTAGCTGTTACACCATTCACTAAAGCTAGTGCTCCATTGTTAGTTTCATATGTTTCATCTGATAAAAAAATTACTTTAAATTGGAGTGAGCCAGCATTAGGTGGGCTTCCATTACTTCGTTATGAAGTAAAGAGAGATTCTGATGCTAGTTGGACTCCAGTAGCCAAAGCTTTAAGCTATGATTTCTCAGCAAATTTATTAAATGGCACCCTTTACACATTTAGCGTTCAAGCTGTAACTGATAATAGTGTAAATCAAAATAATTTGGAATATGTCAATGAAATTTTTGGTTCTTCTCAATTAAACCAATCTGCTAGACCATATGCTCAACCTACTATATCTCTTGATTCTGTTGTTTCACTTGATTTGGCTCTTAAATTAAATTGGACACAAGATTTAGGTGGTCACCCCTTTGACCATTACAAAATATACTATAATACTAGTTCTGATGATAACATAATAACAAGTGATTTAAATCACACAATTGTATCATTAAATAATGGAACAGAATATATTTGTGCGGTTGAAGTTTATGTGAAAGATGAAAATGATAATGCCGTAAGTCTATTAGTTGATAAAAAATCTGATACTAAAACAAATATACCATATAAACCAGCAGTTTCTCCTAAAAATTTAACAAGTGTTCCTGGTAATTTATCTGTTGTTGTTAGCTGGGATGACTTATCACTTGGTGAATTAAATGGCCTTCCATTAAAACGTTATGAAGTAAAGAAAAATACTGATGTTAATTGGACTTCAGTAGGTCAAGATGTAAGCTATAATTTCACAAATTTACTTAATGGAACTGAATATGAATTCAAAGTTCGAGCAATAACAACTAATGAGTATTATATTGAAATTCCTGATGATTTAATGCATCCTGATGAAGTTATTGGGGCTGAAGCATCAATCAATAATATCCCATATTTACCTCTTGAAGCTCCATTAATAGTAGATTGTGTAGCACAAAATAAATCTGTCGCATTAAGTTGGAGCCAGCCAATTTTAACAGGACTCACATTAGTCCGTTATGAAGTATATGGTGGTGTTCTATCAGCGCCTTTATCAGTTGGCACTTCATTACAATATAATTTTACTGGTTTGGAAAATGTTACTGAATATTCTTTTAAAGTTAGAGCTGTTGCTAGTCATACGTATAAAGGAACAATTACAAGTAACTATTCAGAACAAAATAAAATTCCATTTACAAATCCAGATGCTGTTACAGGTCTAAAATGCAACGCAGTAAATAAAGTTCTAACTATTACTTTTAATTCTCCTGCTACTTCTAGTGTAAATAGAGATTTATTAGCACAAGACTATAAATATAAATTAGGTGAATCTGGTGAAAACGTAATCAATAAAGACTTTGAAACTCTTGTGACAGGTCTTACAGTAAATATTACCGCTTATGGTTCTAAGACAATTAGTGTATATGTTTATGCTCGTATACGTGACCCAAATAACTTAGATGATATTACTAATTCTAAATATAGTCAAGTTAACAGTATAAATGTAGTAAATTCAAATCTAGAATCAGACATTCAAAATTTAACTTCAAAATCAGGTGATAGACAAATAACTTTAAATTGGGTCAATTTAGGAAGTGGTTCTTCATTTACGGTTGATTTGATAAATCCTGATGGAAGCACAACATTTCTTCAAACAGTAACAACACCAACAGCAACTATTCTTGATTTGATAAATGGTACATTTTACACATTCAACGTATACTCATCAACAAACGATATGTTACAAATTCAAGCTAAACCAATTGGGATACCAAGTATTAACTCAGTTGATGTCTCAGTTGATGCTTTTGGTACTCGTAATTTTTATACTAATATAAATAAAAATGGTGCTGATACAGCATACGTTGTAATTATTGCGAGTAAATCTGATAACAGTGTTGATATTTTAGGTCCTATATTATATGAAACTCCAATTAGTATACCTGGCAAACCAGGTGTTGCATACTCAGATTGGAATATCATAGCAATAAATTCGTCAGGTTCTGTAAAAGCGAATAAAGCAAATGTTAGCACATCAATTGCAAGTATTGGTGGATAATAAAAATATTTAGATTATTTTTTAAAAAATAATTTTTATATTTTTATAATGTATAAATGCCTTCAATTAATTTTAGTTTCAATTCTAAAAACAATAATCAAGAAAAAATAAATGAGTATAATAAAAAAGCATTATTACAAGTTCAAAATATGATAGCAAGACAAAAAAGAATAATAAAAAATCAAAGAAAAATAATAGAAAATAAAAAAAACTCTGCGTTAAATGAAGAACCTATTCAAGATATTTTAGAACAAGATATGAAAGTAGATTCTATTGATATAAATGAAGAACCTATTCAAGATATTTTAGAACAAGATATGAAAGTAGATTCTATTGATATAAATGAAGAACCTAAGCAAGATGATATTTTAAAATTTGGCATAGAAGTAATTTATTTTTAAAATAAAGTTATTTAAATATATTTAGGACAAAATATATATTAATTACATTATAATTATTCATAAAATAATTATAATTTATACATTTAATAAAGTTATATGCTGTTGAATAGTCATTGTTAGGTTTTAATATTAATTATTAAATAAAATAATTTAAAAAATTATTTCTTTAAGTTACTTTAAGAATATATATTGTAAAATATGTAAAAAACTGTCGGAAAAGTCCAGGATAAAAAGTGATTTTGGACATTTATAAATGTCCATTTTTAAAAAGGGCCTTAAGACTTTTGGAAAAAAATCAATTTGACTGCATAAAATAATTTTAAGGTCTCACGACAAAATAAATTTTTTTCATTTTGTTAGCATAATTTTTTTATTATTTATTTTAAAAAGGATTTAGGAGTTTTTTCTGTTCTATAAATATAGAACATTTAGAATGAAAAAAACGCCAAAAAACGCCGAATTTTACGATTGTGAAAACTGTGACTTTAAATGCTTTAAAGAATCTGATTGGAATAGACACATACTGACATCTAAACACAAAAATAGAACAAAATTGAACGATTTCACGCCAAAAAACGCCGAAAATAATTATACGTGTCAAAATTGTAATAAAATTTATAAAGCTAGAAACAGTTTATGGTATCATAAACAAAAATGTATAAAAACTGAAAATATAACAGTTACAGATTCTTCAGCAAATGAAGTAGTTGTTTTAACTAACCTTATGATTGACATGGTTAAAAGTAATGGAGACTTACAACAACAAATGCTAGAAATTTGTAAAAATGGTACAACAAATAATTTAATAAATAATTCAATGAATAATTCAAACAATAAAACATTTAATCTTCAGTTCTTTTTAAACGAAACTTGTAAAGACGCAATGAATATCATGGATTTTGTTGATTCAATTAAAATTCAATTAGCTGATATTGAAAGTATTGGAGAATTAGGATTTGTTAATGGAATTTCTAAGCTTATTATTAAGAATCTCAGGGCACTAGATGAAAATATGAGACCTGTCCATTGTAGTGACCCAAAAAGGGAATCACTATACGTTAAAGACTCCAATGTTTGGGAAAAGGAAGATTCAGATAATAAGAAAATAAAAAAGGCAATTAAATATATCTCCCATAAAAATATTTGCGCTATTCCTGAATGGAAGGCAAAATACCCTGATTGTATTTATAGTGATTCCAAAAAGAGTGACCAGTATAATCATATTATAATAGAAGCTATGGGAGGACCAGGAGATAACGATTCAGAAAAAGCGGATAAAATAGTAAAAAAAATAGCTAAAGAAGTCACAATTGATAAAAATAATTAATATTTTAGTTTTTTATAAGTAGTTAATATAAATGCGCATTTTACATACATTGACAGTTATGTTTATTGGAAGCTTTATTATTCAATATTTTTTAATGAGTTCAATAATGGCAAATAAAATGGAGAATATAACAAATAGTTTAGGTAAGGCTTATTTATCAATTATAATGGGATTGTATATGGTGCTTTTAGAAATAATGATGCATGACCATCAGTACATGGTGTTTAGTATGAAATATTATATAATTATTGGTTGCTTGTTAGGTTTATTTATTTATTTATACAGAACGCAAAAATATATAACAGATAAAGAATATTTAAAAGAAATGATAGAGCATCATTCAATGGCTTTACTAACAAGTAATAAAATTTTAGAAAAAACGGATAATTATAATACGTCAAAATTAGCAAAAAATATTATACAAAAACAAGAAGATGAAATTCGAGATATGAAAAGTGTTTTAACAGATTTACAAAAATAAATATAATACTTTTAAAATGTATAGATGTTTAAAAGTATTTCAAACTTTGATAATACAGGTGATTATTTGTCAATTTTAAATGGTGTTTTAATAACTGATTTATGCGTAATATTTTTGCTTATTTTTGGATTTATAAATTCAAAGGTATTAGTTGAATGGTATAAAAAATATAATTTGAGTGCTGTAATTGCGGATGTTTTAATTATTATTATAGGAATTATAATGGCTAGGTTTGCTTATCCTTATGTGTTTGGAGAGAGTTTCTCTCTATTTAAATTTATTGGATTAGCAGTTTCGATTCAAATAACGCATGATATATTATTTTATTATATGTTTAAGCTAGTGCCACGAGGAAAAAATATGATGTTAGATACATTTAAGAATTATGCGAATGAAGTAGGATTTAAAGCAGTTTTATCTGATAGTTTAATGATGATTATGGCTTGCTTGTTAAGCTCTTATTTTGTATCATTAAATTTAAATGCTAATATAATAATACTAATTTTGTCACTTTATATTTTACCTTATGCTATTTATAAATAAAATTATAATACATAAACTTCTTTTGTTAATGGTTTAAATAATTCGAATTTACCTGTATATTTAATATTTTGTAAAAAAACAGTAATAAGTTTTTTAAGAGTTAAATCGTTATATTTAATATTTTCAAAATAAATTGACCGAGGTATAAGAGTTTGTTCTTTAATACAACAATTTTCAATCCAAACTACTTGAGGTGATTTAATAATTTTTTGATAAATTTCATCTATATTTGTTGTAGGTTCTAATAACAAATAATAAAACATTTATACTATAACATTATAAAATTAATTCATAATATTTTTTTGCTTCATCGGTTTCAATGTTAACTTGTGGAGGGCTTGGCCATTCAGTGTAAGCAATTGCTTTTGATGTTGGTCTTTCAAGAGCTAACAATTGTTTGAGAGCAGTCATTCTTCTCTCTAATGGAAACATTTTAATTGGTAATTTACGAGAGATTTGCTTCCATCTCCATTCAAATTGAAGAGCAGCTGGCCAATCAGGGAATCCAGCAACATGACAAGCTCTAACCCAAGTTTCTCCTTTTAATACTTTAGCGCTAGTAGCGTGTGCGCCTCCTTTGATTTCTTTATTATGTTGTCTAAGCCGTCTATCAAGGTCAACCGTTGCTCCTACATATGTGGCATCATCACTAGAAACGAGTAAGTAAACATAAGACATATAATTATATAAAATAGATTTTTATATATTTAATTACTAATTGTAATAAATTATTTAGATTTTAAGAAATAGTTATAATTTTCTTTTTTCTTACACTTTCTTGAAATACTTTTTTAATTTTATTAATTGTTTTATGTATATCTTGAAAAAATTCTTTATCTACAATATAAAAATTTTTTATTAATTTAAAAAGTTGACAAATATCATAAGAATTTCCCACACTATAATATCCTTCACAATCTGATTTATTACAAAAAGCATAGAGACCAGAAATATTAAAAAAAACTAATATATCAATAAAAACCAATTGCTTACAATATTCTAAAAAAATATCATTATCTAATTTTGGTTCAGATTCAATTTTATCAATAAACTCAAGTAATTTGTCTGCATAGACTTTGTCATATTCTGTTATTTCTGTTAAACTAATATATGATTTAATATATTTAATTGTAGCGTTGATTGTAGCCATTCTAAATTTATCCCAAGAACCATAACTAGAACTATATTCTTTTTTATCACAATGTATATGAATTCCCATAATAATATATATTTTATAAGTTAAATTTAAGTTGTTATAATAATTAATTTAAAAATAAAACGTAATAATTATATATGTCATTAAAAATAATAAACTTAACAATTCCATCAAATGAAAATATTCCAATTGAAATATCAGGTTTCTCTCCAGAAGAGAATTTAAAGATGATAAAAATAGGATGTGAATGTCTATTAGAAGGTAGGAAAGCAATAGCAGGTCTAACTCAACAAGAAATATATAACAAAATAAAGGATGAATCCAAAGAAGAAGTTAAAAAAATGGAATTAGATATATTGGTTGAGAGAGAATTATCAAAAAAAATGGAAGAAAATATATCAAAAATGTATGAAGGTCAAATAGATAAATTAGAAAAACATATGGCTTTATTATTAAAACAACTGGATATAAGCAAACAACAAATAAAAAATTATGAGTCAGAAAACACTATTATTATTCAAAAAGAAGTTGATAAACTAAAATATAACTATGATTTATTATTACAAGAAAAAGATAAGCAAAATCAATTGAATAGAGATGTATTTGATAAAGCAGAAAAATTAATAAATAAAAATTTAAATAAGTCTTCAAGTTCTATAGGCGATGATGGTGAACAAATATTTGAAAATTTGTCAGATACATTTAAAGATTTTGCTGGATATAAAATAGAAAATAAAGCAAAACAAGGTCACAAAGGTGATTTTCATTTATTTTTTAAAGACTTTAATATTTTGGTAGATTCAAAAAATTATTCTGGTAGTGTTCAAAAAAAAGAAGTAATAAAAATAGAAACAGATTTGACAACAAATGTCAATATGAAATTTGCTTGGATGGTCTCTCTAAATACAAATATTAGTGATTATAACAGATTTCCAATAATGACAAAATGGATAACAACGGATGTTGGTGCAAAATGTATATTATTTATAAATAACCTTTTAGAACATAAAGACCCGAGAAATATTTTACGTCAAGCTTGGACAATTTGTAATGATTTCTATAAATTAACAAAAAGTGTTGATAAAGAAGATGGTGAATTGGAAAAATATAGAGAGAAAAGTTTAAAGCAAAAAAAACAAATAAATAATTTACAAGATAGAGCTGCTGAATTAAGAAGAGGTATGAATGTATTAAATAATTCATTAAAAAGTCTTGATAATGATTTACTTGAAATATTAGCATTAATTTCAGATGATATAATTAATGAAAAAATTCAATTTGATAATATAATAAAAAAATGGTGGAATAATAATATTGAATATGTAAATGATGAAAATAAAATAACATCAACAGAATTATGGAATAAATTCAAGAAAGAAAATAAAGAATATATACTTGATAATAAAATAACTATAGAAATATTTAAAGATGTTATTACATCTAACAATTCAAATTATGTAGAGAAAACAAAAAAAGGTGTAATTGAATTTATTGGATTTAAATGGAGAGAAATAGAAATAAAAGAATTAAAAAATTTAATAATTGAAAACGCAGTAATGGGAAACATAGTAATTGAACAAAAGCCAAAGAAAAAAACTAAAATCAAAACAAAATTTTATTTTAGCGAAGAAAAAGATAGTAAAATATTAAAAGATTATGAAGATATTAATAATAATATTATGATAATAAGTACAATGAATAATATTTTGCCTTGGCAAGTAGTCTCTCTATTGGTGCAATATAAAGTAATATCTAAAAGAGAAGAAGCACGTGGATATGATATATATAAAGAAACAGATGAATACAAGAATAAAATAATAATAAAATAATATTGTTACGATGTATGATTTATATATTTAAAAAAATATATACATTAATTTTTCATGCCTAAAAGTGCCGACTTTTTATCATTTTTAAAATATGTGATGATAATACGTAACAAAATATTATGAATATAGATTGTATGTTACTGAATATGGTGTGCGAGACCATAAGACCATAAGAATTTACAGACACTATTAAGACTGAGACCATATATGGTAACAATATTAATAATTATTTTTAATAATATAACGAG